AAATGATCATCTGCAGATGCCACTTTGATATTGTTACCACTTACTGCATAAGTTGATCCGACACGGTTAGCTACTGTAGCAGCTCCGTCAACGGAAAGTTGAGTTGAAGTAGTCAAACGGTGAACTAAATCAGCATTTGCTGGTGCTACCAATGCACCTGTCATCAAAAACATAGCAATAGGTAATAGTCTTTTCATTCTTTGAGACACCAAACCTATCTCTATATATAACGCAAAAATACTTAATGAATTGTTAAGGTATACTGTGATACATTGATACTAAAAAAATGTGTTGCTAAATAATATAGTTTTGCCTAGAAATAATGACAAGCATTATTGACCCAAAAAAATATACCAAGACCGTTGACCTATTGAGGTCATTTTTTTTGTCTAAAGGTTTTTATGAAGTCCACACACAGAACCGTTTAAGTATCCTTGCTGCATGTGAAGATCCAGAGACAGTAGCAACATATGAATATAATGGTGAGGTATGGCCACTACCACAGACAGGGCAGATGTGGTTAGAATATGAATTACTTAAGAACCCTGAAGCACCAGGGTTTTTTTGTGTCTCAACTTCTTATAGACAAGAACCAAATCCTGTAGAAGGAAGACATGAAGTTATCTTCCCTATGTTTGAGTTTGAGATGCACGGAGGTGTAGATGAACTTAAGAAGATGGAGATTGAATTATGTGAACATCTTGGATTACCTGATCTAGAGATTGAAACTTATGATGATTGGTCTAACCAGTTCAATACAAAAGAACTAGAACACGAGCATGAAGAGAAGATTGGTTATGGTATGATTACAGACTTCCCTGAGTTCACATCTCCTTTCTGGAACATGTCTAGGAATGATGATGGAAAGACTAGTAGAAAGATTGATGTTATATTAAATGGTATGGAAACGATTGGTAGTGCAGAACGTAGTACTGATAAGGAGATGATGCGTCATACATTCAATACTATTTCTGATGGTGAATATGCTAATCTACTTTACAAATTATTTGGTAAGGAAAGAGTCGAGAAGGAACTCGATGAATTCCTTGAGTTTGATTTCTTTCCTAGATCAGGTGGTGGGATAGGAGTCACACGTATAATGCAAGCGATCCCTGATTAGGGATCCCATTGTGAGGTGACGAAATTGGTAAACGTGTCAGTCTGTTTAACTGATGTTCCTGGCGGGACTTGAAGGTTCGACTCCTTCCCTCACAGTTTTAAAAAACCTATTTATAAAGTGGCACAGAGACTTGCCAAATGCTTAACATTAGTTTATAATAAATAACTCGTGGGCATATGCTCACATTTAGTACCCCAAACCGAGACCAAGGGGATAAGTCTCTCATATCCACTAGTGAAGGGATTAGTGGAAATACCGTATCGCTTCTACCCTTTGAAGCCCTACTAAATTTAAATTGTCCTCATGACAACTCTTCAAAAAAGGGAACAAGGACTCCTTTCTGGATGGTCCGAGTTCTGCGAGTGGGTTACAAGTACTAATAACCGCATCTATGTTGGTTGGTTCGGTGTCTTGATGATCCCTTGCCTATTAGCTGCTACTACATGCTTCATCATAGCATTCATCGCAGCACCTCCTGTCGATATCGACGGAATCCGTGAGCCAGTTGCTGGTTCATTCTTATATGGAAACAACATCATCTCTGGTGCTGTAGTTCCATCATCCAACGCAATTGGATTACACTTCTACCCTATCTGGGAAGCTGCTACTCTTGATGAGTGGTTGTATAACGGAGGTCCATACCAGTTGGTTATCTTCCACTTCCTTATTGGAATCTCTGCCTACATGGGTAGACAGTGGGAGCTATCATACCGTTTAGGTATGCGTCCTTGGATTTGTGTAGCATATTCTGCACCAGTATCTGCTGCATTCGCAGTGTTCTTAGTATATCCATTTGGTCAGGGTTCTTTCTCTGATGGAATGCCTCTAGGTATTTCTGGTACGTTTAACTTCATGTTCGTATTCCAAGCAGAGCATAACATTCTCATGCACCCCTTCCATATGGCAGGTGTAGCAGGTATGTTCGGTGGAGCACTCTTTAGTGCTATGCATGGTTCACTCGTTACATCTTCTCTGATCAGGGAGACAACCGAGAATGAATCACAAAACTACGGATACAAGTTCGGACAAGAAGAAGAGACATACAACATTGTTGCTGCTCATGGATACTTTGGTAGATTAATCTTCCAGTATGCATCATTCAACAACTCTCGTTCACTTCACTTCTTCCTTGCTACATTCCCAGTTGTTTGTGTATGGTTGACATCAATGGGTATATCCACGATGGCATTCAACCTTAATGGATTTAACTTCAACCAGTCTATCGTAGATAGTGGTGGTAAGGTTGTTCCTACATGGGCAGATGTTCTCAACCGAGCGAACTTAGGTATGGAAGTAATGCACGAGCGTAATGCTCACAACTTCCCACTTGACCTTGCATCAGCAGAGTCAACACAGGTTGCTTTAACAGCACCATCTATCGGTTGACATAGATACTTACATATAATACAATGGAGACCTAAGGGTCTCCTTTTTATTGCAATGAATTATAATATAGATCCAATCTATCCTACCCCTGTCTACTGGGCATACGTTGATAACTTTAACCTCATACAGAAGGAGTTGCAATCAACAGTAGATAAGATAGACTTCAAAGGTGTCCAAGGATGGGGCACAACTCACCTACTATCTGACCCAGACTTTAGAGAGAATGTGTTAGAGAAGCATGAGTGTAATCTTTTTATAGAAGAATTAACTAAACATTTAAAACAATATTTGTATACTATTAACTATGGTGAGCCAGGTCAGTGGAAGATACAAGACTCTTGGTTTGCTAAGTTTAATAAAGGACACTATGCACACATCCATTCACATGGACATGCAGATATAGCAGGAGTATATTATTTCCAGACTAACAATGAGGATGGTACTATATTCTTTGAAGCACCATCAAAATGCATGGCTAATGCTAAGTGTTATAGACCACCAAGATATGAGCAGAGGGCTGAAGCAGGTAAGATATTATTTTTCCCTGGTTGGTTAGAGCATGGAGTTACAACCAACACATCAGATGAAAGTAGAATAAGTTTATCATTTAATATATGGTTAGAAGCATCGGGTGGCAGTGAAACATGGAGAGAATAGGTATCATAGGTAAAGGATTAGCAGGTGTTATCACTGGACTAATTTGGAAGACCCATCTACCTGAGTGTGAGGTGACTATCTATCACGATGGTTCACCAATTGAACCTGTAGGGTCAGGGTCATGGCCTAACATCTTAAGACTATTAAATGAGGTTGGTTGGTATCATCCTAAGCATTGGATGACATGGGATAGGATGGACTTCGACCAGACTCCTAAGACAGGTATATTATATGAGGGATGGGGTTACAACCATAGATGGTTCCATGACTTTGGTATCAGTGAGTATGCTATGCACTTTGACCCCGAAGCATTCACAAACTATTGGTGTAAGTCAGGTCTGTTTGATGTAGTAGAGGAGCATGTAACACCTGATGACTTAATGGATGATTGGATCTATGATTGTAGTGGGACACCTGATAATTTTGACAACTATTATACTCTAGAGAATCCATTGGACAGTGTGGTATTAGGTAACACCATACCCATTAAGAGTGAAGTCACCAGGGCAGTCGCCACGCCAGATGGATGGTGCTTTGAGATTCCTCTTCGTAGTAGTACTACTTATGGGTATCTTTATAGTACTACTACAACAAAAGACGAGGTAGCGGTGAAAAACTTCCGTAACCTATTTAAAGTGGCCGAAACCAAGACTAGGAGATTTAGAAACTACTGTGCGAAGATGCCAGTAGTTTCCGATAGAGTATTTCTCAACGGAAACAAATACTTTTTTATTGAACCACTAGAGGCGACAAGTATCACAGGGTATATGTATTGGGTGGATAGTACCATAGAATATATCAGAGGGAAGCAAACGAAGGAGCAGATAGTCTCTGATAACTTGGAGATGATTCAACAGAATAGTAACTTTTTATTGTATCATTATCAGTATGGGTCTAAATATAATAGCCCCTTCTGGGATTATGCGAAAACGCTAACAGTAGATGACTCAGAATTCTGGAATCTGATTGGTGATTCATTCAGAGGAGACTGGAAGGCTAAACTTAATAACAAATACTCATATTTCAATCATCATTCTGTTATAATGGCTCACTATAACCTCATCGGTAATAACTTTGAGGATATGTTAAAGACTAAGTTAAACAAATGACTATTCTATTAATACTAGGAGCAATGACTGCAACAACAGCGATGCTCTGTTACTATGACCCAAATTTTAACCCCTAAATATTCATAGGTTATTATAATTATACATGGCTCATGGTCAGTCCATAAGAGACATAGTGCAGAGATGTTACACAGGGTCAGTGCCTAATGCACCTAACCCACTTGATCAATTAAACCCTAACATCCCTGCCGAAGCAACAACTGGACCCGTAGCACCTACAGTATCTCCTGCCGAACTAATTCAAAACTTAGTTGGCAGGTGTTATAGTGATCCACCTGGGTTGATGCCTAACCCACTGGACTCACAGTTTCCTACTGTTCCTTTTGTAGCACCTGAAGTAGACCCTGTTCCTACACCTGCTGAAGTCATTCAGAATTTGGTGCAGAGATGTTACCCTGACCTACCTACATTAGAACCACCCCCTGATGACCTACCTGATATGTACGATGGGTCATGGGACTTAGGTATTCTTAAGGAAGTTACAGACCTCGTTGGTATTCCTTTACCTATAAAAGACACCAAGATAACACTAGACCCTATCAAACCTGGTGTTCCTTGGATGAAGATAAGATTTGGTGGTGATGATGACCAGTGTGACATCGTAAGAGAGATGTTATCTAAAGATCCAACCTCACTCACTGAGTTGGAGGATGGATTCTGGCAAGACAAAGATGGAGAGAAATATTATTGTCCTGATGACCTAGGTCAAGGAGATCCCTTTGATGATTGTGTAAGGAATGCACTTGAGTGTATGTTTAGACCTTACTTTGGTGGTCAATGGAAACCTCCTGCTGCAAACTGTAGTAGTTACTGGCCTAATGGATGGAGTGGTAACAGAGATGAGATATGTGTAGAGAATTGTTTCCCTGATAGACTGCCAGTTTATGAGTCAACGTATGGCTCAGGGACATTATCAACATCATTTGATGGCTCAGGTAATATAGTTGCTACTGGTAGTGGTAGTGCTGTTGTGGTACTATGTCTGCAATGGAATGATAATCCCAACACCTATGGCGTTGCCATTAACAGCATTCAGATTGGTGGACTGACGTTCACAAGGTCAGGTAGGTCAGGTGAGCAGTATGAAACACTACAACTCACTGGTCCTGGGACTACATCAATTACTATGAATGGTAACTCTGGTGGGTTTACTATTGTTGATAACGGTAGAAGAATATGTATGAAAGACTTGGATGGTAACGATTGTAATGCTAACTTCACTATCGTATCTACTAACCTAGGTGCTGACCATGCATACCATACACAATCGACTCCTCCACCAGGATATGCCTTAACCAAACAGACCCCAGTCTTCTGGGTATTAAAAGAGGAAATAAGAGGTGTAACTGTACCACTATTCAGATATTTTAGTAACACTCAGGAAGATACATTCTTAACTACTAACCCAGGTCAACCTGATACTCCTGGTGCAGGTGAGAGAGTAACGATGGATAATAGTGACATGGTATTCCAAGAGGTAATAGGACATGTCTTTGAGACATCTAATAAGATGTCCAGTTATCTAGCAGAGAAGGAGACAGCAGCACCATTGCATAGATTATGGAGTCCTGATCCATTTAACCACAAGTATACTATCACTGGTGATTTTACAGGTGGTGTGCCAGTGCAGGTACCAAACAAGTGGGTGTATAAGATACCTTCAGACCCTAAGGGTGACTTGCAGATAAAGATGGACGTGGAGCATGGAAATGCAGGGTATCGAAATACTATGGGATTCTATCTTGCAAATGAGAATGGTCCACAGTGGGGTGTCATTACCCAACCACTTATAAGGAGTGGAGTTAACCTTACCGTGTCAACTATACCTAGTCAGCAATTACAAAACTTTGCAGGTGGTACCATGGGTTTCTTCCTCATATCTAATGGTGCACAAGTTAATCCAACCTTCCAAGTCAACCAAGTCATTGATTTTGAACCACTAAATGCTCCTTACAGTGGAGGATTCAGAGGCACAGGTATTAATTCATCTCAGAGTAACTACTGTCTCTTTGGTGACAACGAGTGGAATCCTATGAAGAAGGATCAAACCAAGTGGCATGGTAGAAGTCATCAATTCTGGGAGGACTTGATAGCAGGTGATGATGATTACAATGACCTTAAGATATGGCATGATGTAAGATATACTTTTGATGGTTACACATACGAAGGTATTCAATGCTATGTGTATCCTTCTGCTGCACCTGAGAAAGTCTTTAGGAAATTAAATAACGAGACCAAGTGTGAAAGCCGCATCATTACTCAGTCATTCAAGACAGTTATAATGAGAAGGCAGGATTGTGGTACCAAACTACCTACCTTCCAATCAAATGACGTTGACTGGGAGTGTGGTGAGTGTAATGGTGCTTACTCAACCGAGTTGAATAAGACTCAGACTATAGCAGCAAAGGCAGGTGGTACCTTCCGAATGATATCGATGGGTGGAATCACAGGTGGACTGCAAGGTGACTGCACTAAGTTTACTATAAAGATGCAGAAGAATGGTGTAGATTTATTCACCAAACAATTTGAAGCAAAGTATTGGCCTAACATAGGTGCAGACCTATGGGATGGTGATATATCATTAAGTCCTAATGATACTCTTACCTTTGAGGTCGTAAGTATTGACACAGGTCCAGTTACAGGTGACATATCATTAGAGCTTGCCATGTTTGACAAGGCAACTAATAACTTTGACAGTGTGTTTAAGTTACAATTAGGTACCGTCTCTGGTGATGATGTCCAAGGATCGACAGCAGGTAACCCAACTAATAATCCTATCAATAAATCTGACGTGGGATTTGTCCAAGGATTTGCTATGCAATTCCGTCCTACTAATAGACAGGAGTTTGAGTGGGAGCCTGGATCTAAGTGGAGTGAGACTTGGAATGATGACAACACTCCAGACCCTGGCTATCCATGGACTAATGTATGGTCAGGTGGTGTACCAATCGCTATGCATGGTACCAACCAAGCATCACCAGATATTCCAGGCAACAGTAGGTATACTAACAACCCATTGATGCCTAACATTCCAGGAGGATACATTGATACAGGATATACTTTCGATAAGTCTGATTACTTCAGCGATACAATTCTACCTTCATATAATTACAGAAACCTTACAGGTGTTTACAACCACCTCTTAGAGGAGCATTTAATTACTAGGTTTGAAACACTGAGTGGTAGTAGTATCCCTAGCAGTCAGAAAGATACATTGTTAACGAGTGCACCTACCACGTTTGCAAAGCTAGGATTGCCATGGTATACTGTAGGTCAGAATAAGACTGCGGGTTATCAGACAGACGTTAACTTTGTATGGGATGGATGGCAACAGACACCAACTGTAAGAGATACATACTTCTCACCCATCACATTCATACATGACTATACTCTTGATAACTATCATGGCACAGGTGGATCCAACTACGCTGATGCATGTAAGATACGTGTAGGAATAACATTCTACCCAGTATATTTTAATGCTACAGGGTCTAGGACAGTCCACTACTGGCAAGCAGTTATAAATCCCATGCAAATTATAAATACTGGCTCAGGTTACACTGAAGCATGTGAATTTATATTGACATGGCCTCCAGTAAGAGAACCTGCTGTTGAAGATGCAACGCAGACACCTTACTTCCCTGACCAAGAGGCAGGGTTTAAGATGCCTAGTCGTCCTTTACTATCATGGTTTGAGGATGATATCTTAGTTAAGAGGACAGCTAAGGAAGCAATCTATCAGGAGTCACACAACAAAGACTCAATGCTATGGTATCTTTCATCAGACTCTACTAAGTTTAGAGTTAAGTTTAAAATAATAATCACAGAGGTATCAACATAATGTCAAATGGTTTTGCAGCAGAGAGGTCGTTAGAAAAATCATCTAAAGAGTTAAGGACACTTAAGAGAATCATCGAGAAGTATAAGGATGATCCTAAGGGTAAGAAGAAGATGCTCAAGAAGATGCAGAAGTATTGGAGGAGTCCTCTTGCTGAAGTGAAGTCATTGGAATACAAACCGAAGGGTGATAGCTGGACACCCCCAGAAGATTTGCAGGACAATTTGAAACTGATGGCCGAATATATTGACCCAAGAAAAGAAGAGGGTGATGCCGATCCAGAAACTGTCCTAACAGATGACCAAGAGCAGGAGTTACGTGCTATGATGACAAAAACAGACAAGATAGATGATTAACCTCGATGAAAAATTTCACCACTACTTAGAACTCGGCAAGACATTGCGTATTGATGGAGTGAATGAAAGACTAAGAGGTTATGGATACCATTGCGATGGTAACGATATAAAAGGATACTACCTCACAACGGACAACTATAAGTTGTTCTATAATATGAATGAACAATTCATTAGAATGGTCCCGATTCGGGAACTGTCACAAGGGGGTTGACAGTATCATAAACTACTGTTATTATAAATACTTCTTAACAAAGGACTCGAAAGATCGTAACCCTGTGTTGGAATAAAAAGACTCCCATGTCGGGGAAGTCTATCATCCGCAGGGTTTTTCTATGCCCATGCGAGAAACTAAAAATCAAAAATGATTAAATCAACAATCGCAGCTCTTGCTGCATCACCTCTACTACTCTCTGGAGCCGCTTTTGCTGGTCCATATGTGAATGTAGAAGCTTCAGGTTCATATCCAGACGGAGCATACACATCTGGTACAATTGAAACAGTAATCGGATACGAAGGTGAAACACCTAGTGGTCTTGGTTGGTATGTATCTGGTGGTCCTACAGTAACTCACAGTGAGTCAAGTGATGACTTCGGTGACGTTGAATTAGTAGGTTACCTTGGTGGATCTTACGATAAGTTCTACGGAGAAATCTCTGGTACAACTAACGAAGATGACATCGACTGGGGTGCTAAAGCAGGAGTTAAGTTTACTTTCTAAGTTAAACTCCAAACTAAATACAAAGGGTCACAGAGTGACCCTTTTTTCTTTCCCACTTATAATAATATGGCTAAACAACCAGGTAACACCGCAATTTATACACGAGAAGGATGTGGATTTTGCACAAAGATTAAGGAACTTTACAAAAGTAAGGGTTGGTCCTTTGCAGAATACAAATTAGATGTTAACTTTACTAGAGAGCAGTTCAAACAAGAGTTTGGTCAACGTGCTACCTTTCCTCAAGTTATCATTGCTGGATATAAAATGGGTGGATGCACGGAAACTGTTAAATACCTCCGAGAAAACACTTATCTATGACATACATGGACCCCAACTCCGAAGAGCTTTATACTATTATTGATCGAGCAATCGATGAAGCGATGCTCAATGGTAGGTTCCTCTTTAATATGAAGTCGTATCTAACTGGCAACAAGTGGACACGCAAACAAACAAAAGAATTAATAGACTCATCCTCTATGGTTGAGTTGACACAAGTAGTGGATGAGTTATCTCAATACATTGCTCGTGATAAGTATATGTCTGAGGCATATGGTAACGTACCTAAACCACAGGCAAGGAAGATCAGGAAATATTTCGAGACGGTTATAAATGATGCTAAAGAATATTATGAACACCGTAGACCAGGCAGACCTAAGAAATCTGCTAAATAAAAAAAATTAGTAAGGGAGAAATCTTATGTCCGACATGTCATTCATGTACATTGCTTTCTTCCTAACAATAGGTAGTTTTTTATTAGGTTTTGTGCTATCATGGAACCTAAAGGATGTCTTTGATACATGGAGAGAGGACGCAGAGTATGCCGCAATCGTTATGCATCCTGAGATGCAGACCGATGATGGACCTGTTGACCCTAGTGAGTTACTATACTTGCGTATTCATGACGAAGATGATACAATGTATGATGACGAGACTGAGTAACTATGAGACTTATGATTTCTGAGGTGCTTCAGAAGGCTCACAATGCCAAGACGAAAGCACAGAAGATAAAGATCCTACAGGATAACAATACTCCTGGACTACGATCTGTCTTCATTATGAACTTCGATGAAAGTTTAGAAGCACGTGTCCCATTAGGTGAGGACGTACCTTACCGCAAGAATGAGGCACCAAAAGGCACAGAGCATACACTACTAGAGAAGGAGTCTAAGAAACTCTATAGATTCTTTAAGGGTGGTGATGATGCACTGAAACCTATGAAGATAGAGAGTATGTTTATACAACTACTAGAAGGACTTCATGAGAGTGAAGCAGAGGTAGTAGTAAAAGCAATTAACAAGTCGTTGCATAAGAGATATAGAATCACTAAAGCAACAGTGCAAGAAGCATTCCCTTCTATAGAATGGGGTGGCAGAGGTAGATGAAGTTAACTGAAGAGCAGATCCTTCAGATTAATGAAGCAGGACAGGGTTGCTCCATCATTAAGACTGGATGCACACCTGATGCAGCTAACGATAAGACGTTGCCAACTAATGCATATCTGCTAGAATTAAAGGTGAAGGATGATACATGGTTTGACATAGTAATGGGTGAATCTGTTGGAATCTTTGACACCTACTATGATATGTTTGGTGACTGCATGCAGAAGATGTCCTATACCAAGGGCACCAGACAACCAGGCATGTATAATAATCCTTTGACTACACTTCCTAAACCAAAAAAGAAAAAGAAATGACAGAAGATAAGCATAGATCAACTCTACTTCATCTACTGAAGGAGAGAGCATATAGATATGGGGAATATTTTCTATCATCTGGACAGAAGTCACACCATTACGTCAACTGTAAGCCTGTGACTCTATCGTGTGAAGGTAACGCACTTCTATCACATCTAATGATCGACTTGATTGATCCTGATG